CAGCCGCTGGAGCTCCATCAGGTAACCCAACTTATGGTGGTGCTACTAATGGATATGGTCAGATATACGTGAACAGCTCAAACAGTGATATTTACATTTACGCATAACATTAATAATCAGTTATGAGCTTATTGAATAGATTAGGAGTAGTAGATACTCCAAAAGAAACTAACCAAGCTCTTGAGGATCAATTGAATCTTCAAGAGCTTGAGTTTTTATTAAGAGCATTAAAATCTACCAATTTAGTTGGAGATCAGGTTGAAATGTTCTATAGTATGGTTATAAAGATACAGAACCAGTACACAAAGTTATCTAATTAAAAGTAACAAGTTATGAATTTATTCTCAATTGATCTATCTCCAAACGAGATAGCACTCCTACGCCAATCACTAGACGTAATAACTATCCCAGGTAAGGATGCTATATTTATCGCTACCTTACAGCAAAAGCTCGACCATGAGTTAAGTGAGATTGGAAAAGCGTTAAATGCTCAAGAACAGCAAAAGCAAGTAGAGTTAGATGCTTTTATTAAAGCAGAAGCTAAGAAAGCAGCCAAAGCAACACCTGCTCAGTAAATTACATACTATTTATATTAAATAACTTGTTGTTGGCCGAAAGGGAGTAGGCGCACACACGGCATAAGTGTATGTATCTAACCACAACATAATTAAGACATAGTATGCCAAATTGGAAAAAAGTCATCACCTCGGGCTCTGATGCAGCCCTAAACTCGGTAACTGCAACAACATTTACAGGAGCACTTACTGGTAACGCTTCTACAGCAACTAGTGCAGCAACACTTACAACAGCAAGAAATATTAATGGAACATCGTTTAATGGTTCCGCAGACATTACCACAGCCAATTGGGGAACTACAAGAACAATAACAATTGGAGCAACGGGTAAGTCAGTTAACGGATCAGGCGATGTTGCTTGGTCATTAGCAGAAATAGGAGCACAAGCAGCACTAACAAACCCAGTAACTGGAACTGGTACAACAAGTTATATTCCTAAATTTACTGGAACTAGTGCTATTGCAAACTCTGTAATGTATGATGATGGTACTAATGTAGGTATTGGTAATACATCACCATCAACCTACCTAAACGGAACAACTGGATTATCTATATATAATGCATCATTACCTGGCTTAGGATTAGCAAATTCTAGTGCAACTTGGGTGCATTACTTGACAGGAACTGAATATAGGCTGTACAACAGTTCCACCGGCACAGCGATGACTCTACTAACGAATGGTAACGTAGGGATTGGTAAATCACCAATCGCCAAATTAGACGTTAGTGGTAGTGTACATATCACCGGATCGGCACAAATCACCGGATCACTATTAGTTAGAGATGGTTTAGGTACAGTCATAGATACTACCAATTATAATCTGGTGGATGGTGCAGTAACCTCAGTTGCTTGGGGTTCTAGAAAGTTAAGGGATACAAACAACTTTGCAACAGTTGACTGGGAAGGTTTGAATTTAGCATCTCCTCAAGGTGGTGGTGTAGTTACTGTTGAATGGGGGGCAGGTAGGTTAAAAGATACAAACGCATCAAGTTCAATAGATTGGGAGAATCGACAAATCTACGATGCAAATAGCGCAACATCTATTAATTATGGAGCACGAAGGTTGTTAAACAGTGCAGGTGACTCGCTTTTAAACTGGAGTAGTACAGCCGCTACTTTAATAGGAACAGCATCTTGGGCAACTAATGTAGTTAATAGTGGTGTAACATCAGTCGGCGGTACTGGAACTGTAAATGGAATCTCTTTATCGGGTACTGTAACAAGTACTGGTAACCTAACATTAGGTGGTACTTTAAGTGGTATTGGAAACGCTCAACTAACAAACAGTAGTATAACAGTCGGATCTACCGCAATAAGTTTAGGAGCTTCATCTACAACTTTAACTGGTTTAACGAGTGTAACCGCTACAAGCTTTATCGGAACTGCTTCTAAAGCAGATACTGTTCTTATAACAGAAGAACTAAGTACCGACCAAACATGTTATCCTATTTTTACCAGATCAACTCCTGGATATGAAGGCTTGAAAACTGACTCTACGGGATTAAGTTATAAACCAAGTACTAACACACTTGCTGCTACAACCTTCGAAGGAGCACTTAACGGAAACGCTAATACTGCTGCAACTGCAACAAATGCTAATAATATAGCAGTAACAAACACAACAACTGGAACAGGTCCTTATTACTTGACGTTTGTTGATGGTACTTCTAGTAACAGAGCAGTTAGAGTAGACAGTACAACTTTAACCTATAATGCTACAACTGATACATTAACAGTAGCAAATTTAGCAGGAACTGCAGCTTCGTCTAGTACCATATTAGCAAACAACTTCGCAGCAGGAACATACTCTATCCCATGGATGTCACAAACAACTGCGGGCGTAGCAACACGTTTGAATGGAGGTGCTTCCTTAACGTATGTAACTTCAACCGGACAATTAAATAATACCGGATCAATTATGATCCAACAAACAGCCAATACACTCGGAAATGGTGTTAGGCTTCGTCAGCAAGGTACTTCGAATTATTGGGATATGTTTGTAACAGCATCAACTGGCGCATTACTTAATGGATTGAACTTTAAATATAATGGCGGAGCAAATGGAGGATATTTAGATTACAACACAAACGTTGCTAATATTGATTTCACAGGTCAACACAGATCTTTATCAAATACAATTAATATCACCGGATCAAGTGATTTAACTGGTTTAATTGTTGTTGCAGACGGAACATATACAAATTTAAACAACAATCATCTTCCACAAATAAATGAAGCATTACCTAACGTATCATTATCAACAGTAATTAATGATAAACGAGTATTTGGAGTAATATCTGATAAAGAAGACCGCGGCAGCCGACAATATGCAATGGGCTCATGGGTATCAACATTCGATGTTTCAAAAACTGAAGAGCCTCGTTTAATTATCAACTCATTAGGTGAAGGTGGTATGTGGATATGTAATGCCAACGGATCATTAGAAAATGGAGATTATATTACAACATCTAACTTGCAAGGCCTTGGAATGAAACAATCAGATGACGTACTTCATAATTATACTGTAGCTAAAATTACAGAAGATTGTTTGTTTGATAGTATCAGAACAATTGATTTTGAGTACTCAGGCAGTGCATATAAAAAACAATTTGTAGGTGTTACTTATCATTGTGGTTAATATAAATTTATAAAAATGAAAATTGGTTATGTATCTAATAACCCTATCACACAAGATGGCGGTATTGGAAATTTTTTATTTAAACTTATATACGGGTTGACAAACAATTCAACAATCCAACCCGTATTTTTCTTTAAGCCAGAACACGGCAAAGAAACGAACTCAAACTTTACTTTTATATTAGATGAATCTAGTATTGATGACGCTATTGCTTTATTGAATACTATGGATGTAGTTCATTGGAATTGGGGAGTAACTGAATCTGATGATGACTTCATCATGCAAATATTTAGGTCAATTACAATACCCATCATAACAACGGTACATTCTTTACAATTAGTAGAACAAGAATGTTATCGTGAATGTATTGATACATATTTTCATGATGCAAAAGATTCAATAAAATCATTTATGCAGTATTATGATGTATCTGCTAAGAATCAAGTTGAATTTATAGAACGAAGCAATATTACTGTATTTTTAACGGAAAATGAATTAGCTCATGCACAAAGATTAGGTATTAAAACCAAACAAACTCGTGTTATTTATAATAGTATAGATCCAGTTCCTATACAATATGCAAATATTAAACAAACAAAACATACTGGTATATTTTCTAGATTAGTGTATAGAAAAGGAATTTTAGCAGCAATTACTGCAATCGATTCTATGTTAGATATGACATTAACAATACACGGAGGATATGGAGACTTGTTTACAGTCGCAATGATTGATAGTTTCTTAAAGAATCCTAGAATACAAGCAAAAGGTGAATTGCGGGGAGTTGACAATCAAAAACAATTCTTTTCAGAAATATCACTTATGTTCGGCAATTCGTTGTATGAACCGTTTGGATACAGTCATGTAGAGTCTATGCAATTAGGAGTATTCCCTATCATAGGCGCTAACACAGGCACCGTAGAATTATTCGGAGAAGATTATCCATTTATAGTCCAGGACGACGTAAACGACCTTAAACAAAAGATTATGTTGTATTATTCCATGACACTTCCAGAATTACACAGCCTAGCAAAGACTATACAAACTAGATTTGAGACTAAATCAATTGATTTATTTTTATCATCATACAAACACTTATATGAAACGACTTGTTTAAGTTAGGTGGTATGTGGTTTGAAAAACCTCAGCATATTTATAAGTGTATATTAAAACAAAAGTTATGGAAAAAACAACATTTACTCAAGAAGAGATCGATCAAATTAAGCTACTACAAGATAAGTATAATACTTTAGGAGTTCAGTTGGTACAGCTTAAGCTGGCAACAAAGAACGGTAAAGATTATCTAAAGTCTTTGGAAGAGCAAGAGCAAGCAATCGAAGAACAGATTTTACAAACAAATTCAGAAGAAAAACAATTGGCTGCTGATTTGGAAGAAAAATATGGAGTAGGCTCGTTAAACCTAGAGAGCGGTGAATTTACACCAAATTCTTAGTAAAATTAGGGTTTCGAGTTCCGTTGTGATATTTATATTAAAATTTAACAACTTATTACGACATGGCCGAAAGAATAGTATCACCAGGAGTATTTACAAACGAGAAGGATCTTTCGTTTTTGCCTGCAGGAATTGCAGCAATTGGAGCGGTAATTGTAGGACCAACTACAAAAGGACCAGCGTTTGTACCAACAGTGGTAAACAATTTCAATGACTTTATTGCTAAATTTGGTGGATTAAGTGAAGACACTTATGTACCTTATGCGGTTAAGAGTTATTTAAACAGCGCAGCAACTGTGACTGTTGTACGTGTTCTTCAATCAGGAGGATACAATGCAAAAGCAGTACAGATCATTCACACAACTGGATCAGTTTCTAAACTGGTTGGGGTTATCTTACCAACAACTACAGTAGGAAGTTCAACTGGAAACGGATTTGAGGTATCTGCATTCACATCTTCAATTAGTGTGACTGGATCAAAAGGATTTGTCTTATCAGGATCAGGAGTAACTGCACAAGAATTAACTGCTTCTGCTAACCCAGCAAGTGCTGACTCTTTCACAAACGTACTTGGTACTTCTGTAAAAGGAGCTAAAAAAGGGTATGTGTACACTTGGTTTGGAGATTACTTAGCAGCAGGTTTATCTGGATCTGTATCCTTTATAACAGGATCAGTTACCGCATTAGTAGATTATTCAAGTTCAGGTTTTGGTCTATATGCACCAGCAGAAACTCCATACATCACTTCACAAATCATTGGTGGTGCTAAATTGCAACTTTTCAAAGCTATATCTTTAGCAGATGGAACTGACACAAACACAGCTTACAAAATAAGTGTAATCAACTCAACTATTCCAGGAAGTGATCCAGGTTCAGATTATGGTTCATTTACTTTGTTAGTACGTGAGTACAGCGACACAGACCAAAGACCAGTAGTATTAGAGTCTTACACTAACCTAAACTTAGATCCAGACTCTTCAAATTATATTTGTAGAAGAATTGGAGATCGCTCTTACTCTGTAGATGCAGCTGGTACAGTAACCATGCAAGGAGATTACAATAATGTATCTAAGTACATTCGTATCGCAGTAGTAGACGACATCAAGAATAAGTCAATAACACCTAACGTTAAGCCATTTGGTTTTGAAGCACTGGTACAACCAATTTCTTCAAGTTTTGCAATGCCAACAGCTACTTTCGTAAGTCAGTTCACTCAAATCAATGGAGCTTTCAATAAAAAAGCATACTATGGTTGGGATTACACTTCTAACGATAACGCTAACTACCTTCAACCTTTAGCTAAAGGTACGGTACAAGTTGGGACTGGATTCAACTTAGATGAGTGTTTCATTCACCCAAGTGCATCTAAATCAAATGACAATTCTACATTCGTAGGAGGATCAAGCATATCAGCTTCAATCTTCTCAGGATTAGATGTTAATAACGTATTGAAGTTCAATATTCCATTACAGGGTGGTTTTGATGGAACAGATCCAGCAATTCCAAAGAACGTAGGAGCAAACATTACATCAACTAACTTATTTGGTATGAACTGTAGCACTGCTAACGCAGCAGGAGCTATTGCTTACACAAAAGCACTTAATACAATTGCAAACGCAGATGAGTACGATATCAACTTGATAGTTACTCCAGGAGCAACGATTGCAAACCATACAGCTATTATCAATAAAGCAATTGAAGTAGCAGAAGATCGCGGAGATGCATTCGTAATCGCAGATCCAATCGTACAAGGTGGATCAGTAGCAGCAGCAGTTGCAGCAGTAACAGATGCAGGAATTGATTCCAACTACGTAGGTACTTACTGGCCATGGGTTAAAATTATCGATACAGATAAAAACAAACCAGTATGGGTACCACCAAGTGTAATTGTACCACGTGTAATGGCATACAATGATTCAGTAGCATACGAATGGTTTGCACCAGCAGGTCTTAATCGTGGAGGTGTTTCTGAAGCAGTAGATGTAGAGTTAAGATTGAACCAAGCACAACGTAATGACCTTTATGAAAATAAGATCAATGCGATTGCAACATTCCCTAACCAAGGAGTATGTATCTGGGGTCAGAAAACACTACAAGCTAGACCATCAGCATTAGATAGAATCAATGTACGTAGATTGTTAATTACTTTGAAGAAATTCATTGCAAGTTCAAGTCGATACCTAGTGTTCGAGAACAATACAACAGCAACTCGTCAGAGATTCTTGAATATTGTAACACCATACTTAGAGACTGTAAAATCTCGTCAAGGATTGTTTGCTTTCCGTGTAATCATGGATGAAACAAACAACACTCCTGATGTAATCGACAGAAACATCATGTATGGTCAGATTTACTTACAACCAGCAAAAGCAGCAGAATTTATCGTATTAGACTTTAACATTCTTCCTACTGGAGCAACTTTTGATAACGCTTAATACTTAATATAAAAGACAGATGGCAAATTTAATTGAAAATAACGAAATCTTCTACACACCTTACGAGCCTAAGGTACAGAATAGATTCATCTTATCTGTAGAAGGCATTCCAGCATTCTTGTGTAAGAAAGTGTCTCGTCCAGGTATTGAGTGTGGAGAAGTTGTATTAGACCACATTAACATTATCCGCAAGATGAAAGGGAAGTGTAAGTGGAATGACATTACAATCTCTATGTACGACGCAATCGTACCATCAGGAGCTCAATCAGTAATGGAATGGGTACGTGTATCTCACGAATCAGTAACAGGTCGTGATGGGTATGCAGATTTCTACAAAAGAGATTTTGATATCTTCGTACTTGGACCAGTAGGAGATAAAGTAGAAAACTGGAAAGTAAAAGGTGCATATATCAAAACTGCAACGTTTGGAGATATGGACTGGTCAACAGAGACACCAGTTGAGATATCTTTAACACTAGGAGTTGATTACTGCGTATTAGAATACTAAGATCAAAACATAGTAACACATTTAAGCCCCATCCTTGTGATGGGGTTTTTCTTTTTTACATGCATATTTATATAGGAATCAAAGTTACTTAAAAAAGTTTTAATTTATGTCAAAAGTTGTAAATGATGAGTATCCAGCAGGAAAGATGCTCTCAGACGAAGAAATCAAAGCCAAGTTCATGGCAGAATCCCTTAACACGGGAACACTAGAAGTCAATTCATCACCATCCATCGTACCTACAGAGGTAATCGAATTACCATCAAAAGGTTGGTTCTACCCAGAAGGACATCCTTTGTCAGAAGGAAAGATTGAAATGAAATACATGACTGCTAAAGAGGAAGATATTTTATCATCTCAGAACTTGATCAAACAAGGAGTAGTAATCGATAAGCTATTACAATCACTTATTGTTACTAAGATTAATTACAACGACTTACTTACAGTAGATAAAAATGCAATCTTTATTGCAGCTCGTATTCTAGCTTATGGTAAGGATTATGAGGTAGAGATTCCATGTCCAAGCTGTGGAGAGAAGTCAACACACGTAATTGATTTAGGAGACTTTGAAGATAAAACGATTAACTGGGAAGGCTTTGAGAAAGGACAAACAACTCACACATTCACTCTTCCAATTGGAAAAAACAAGCTTACTTTAAAGTTCTTAACACATGGTGATGAGAAAAAGATTGAAGAAGCGGTAAAGGGATATAAAAAATTAAGTAGAGTTTCTGGAATTGATCCAGAACTATCTACACGATTGAAACACCTTATTGTGGCTGTAGACGGAAACGAGGATAAGGGAATTATCAATAAGTTCGTTGATAGTATGCTATCACGTGACTCTTTGGAATTACGCAAGTACCTTAAAGAAGTTACTCCAGATATCGATACAACCTTTGGATTCGAATGTCCTCACTGTCAATTTGAGCAAGAAAAGATGGCATTGCCCATTGGTGTAGGATTTTTTTGGCCTGGGGTCTAGTTATAGACCCATGATGCAAGATCAGATTTTTGATCTAATGTACTATGGAAAAATGGGATGGAGTTATACAGAACTATACTGTCTTCCAGTCCACCTTCGAAGGTACTTTTATTTAAAACTGGTTGACATCCGCAAAAAAGAAAACGAACAGCAAGAGCAACAAGCTGCTGAAATAAGATCAAAATCTAGAAGATAAGCCAACCAAGCGTTGGCTTTCTTTTTTGGTTGATATTTATATAAAAAGTAAATGCATGAGAAATCAAAACTTTGAAACAACCCTACGACAAGAGATACGGAGATTGGCCAAGAAAAAGATGGCTGAGGGTATGCTTGAGGAGACGGTAGTTAACTGGATGCTCGATAAGGTTAGCAACTTTGTAAAGGGGCATTTTGATAATGTAAAGAATTACCAATACTCTAGGCTAATGTCGGATCCAAAGTTTAAGGGTTTGCATAAAAAGTTTGGCATGAGTGAGAAGGATTTCATGTCCAAAGCTACTGCTTTGATTAAAAAAGATCCACAAGCATTTATGAACACACTAGCGTACGATGTACGAAAAGGTCCATTTGCAAAATACTTTAGTTAAGCATGGCAGCTCCTAAGTCAGAAGATTACATACCAAAAGATCTAGCCTCCCAAATTGCAGACGTAATTGCTAAGGGGATAGGTATGGGATCTAAGGAAGGATTCTCGGGAGCAAACTTTATGCAAGACATGACTACTCAAATGTCTGATTTTGTTAAAGGTCAGAAGGCAAGGGAGGTTAATGAAAAAGTATATAACCAATCACTGACGAAAGGTATTAGCACTAGAGAAGCTGAGCTCAGAGTCTTAGCTGAAATGGCTAAGCAAGAGAATGCTAATTCTATACAATCGCTTCAAGGTAAGTTAAGAAATAAAAACCTATCCAACCTAGAGAGGATAGAGTTGCAAGGTCAATTAGATCAGATGCGACAAATGCCAGCCATCATAGATGCGATGACTGAAAAGCGTGCTAAGCAGTTAAAGATTGAAGAAGATCAATTAGCACTTCAGCAGCAGCAGGATGAGGTTAAGGAGAAGTTTGAAGAGATAAACGCAAAGCTTAAATCTCGTATTGGAATTACAGATGAGCTAATAGATCAACTTCGAACACCAGAAATGGCGAAAGCGTTATTTGCTGATGCTATAATAGAAAAGCTAGACAAAGCTGTTGAAAGCTTTGAGGGTTTCCGTGAGATGGGACTTAGTGCAGGACAAGCTGTATCAGCTCAATTCACAGGAATGTCTTTTGAGTCTATGTTAGGCTTATCTGACACAAAGGGTGTCATGGAAGGAATAGTGCAAGAGTTTGGTAACGTCAACGCTCTAAGTAGTGAGACTGTTAACGAGCTTGGATCGATGGCACATCACCTAGGTATTTCCGGACAGGAGGCTATGAAGCTTAACGCCTCACTATCACAACTACCAGGAGAGACTTCAGAAACAGCAGCAGCTGCGATGGAGCATACAGCACACTTGGCAGAAGCTCAGGGTATAGCTGGTAGTAAGGTATTTAAAGATATGGCAGCTAACGCTGGTACTATGGCTTTGTATAGTAAGGGTGGAGCTGAAGGATTTGGTAAAGCAGCGATCGAGTTGCATAAAATGGGAGTTGAGATAGCTACAGCATCTAAGATGGCTGATGGGTTGTTAAATTTCGAAGACAGTATTAACAAACAGATGGAAGCATCTGTATTGTTAGGTAAGGAGATTAATCTAGATAAAGCAAGGGAATTAGCCTTAAATGGAGATTTAGCAGGATCTACAGCAGAGGTACTAAAGAATATAGGTGGATCAGCAGAGTTCGATAAAATGAACGTAATGCAGAAAAAGGCATTAGCTGAAGCGACTGGGATGTCAGTAGAAGAGTTGCAAAAGTCTATTGACGCACAAGAGGAGTCTAACAAGTACTTTGGAGAAGGAACAAACTTGGCTGAAAATGCTTTGGGTGGTTTAATAGAGTACGGAGGAGCAGCAGTTGGATTCATGAAAGAAAATGCAGAGTTGATATTATCAGGGACTCAGTTCTTAGTGGATGGTAACTTGCAAAAAGTAAAAGGTTTTGCAATAGAGGCAGCACATTGGGTAAAACAAAAAGCACAGTGGGTAGCAGAAAAAGCACATATGCTCTGGACGAAAGCTCAAGGAGCTATGAGTGGAGGAGCAGCCGCAGCTAAAGGAGTAGTTGGTGCTGGAGGAGCAGCAGCAAAAGGACTAGGAGCAGCAGGAGCAGCAGCAGGTAAGATGGGAGAAGCTGCAGGGGCAGCTACCAAAGTTCCAGCAGGAGCAGGTAAGAGTACGGGTGGATTAACTAAATCAATAGAGAAGATCAATCCAGGAAAATTACTAGCAGGTGCCGCAGCACTAGTCTTAACAGCAGCAGCAGTGTTTATATTTGCAAAAGCAGCTCAAGAGTTTGCTACAGTTGAGTGGTCTTCAATAGGAAAGGCAATCACAGGTATGCTAGCTTTAGTTGGAGCGTTAGCTTTAGTTGGAGCAATCATGACTAGTGGAGTTGGAGCAATAGCAATCCTAGCAGGAGCTGCAGCAATGATATTAATGGCAGGCGCTTTATATATACTAGGTAAAGCTATCCAAGAAATTGCAAAAGGTTTTGATCTATTTACACCTGCACTTTTACAATTAGCACCTATGTCGGGAGACTTGTTGCTGTTGGGAGTTGGAATGATGGCACTTGGAGCAGCAGCATTATTTGCATTCCCAGGTCTACTATTAGCAGGAGCGGGATTAGCCTTAATGGTACCAGGATTGACTGCAATAAGTTTAATAGCTCAAATGGATGCACTCGGATCTATGGTTAGTAGTCTATCAGCGTTGGGAGCAGCTGGTCCAGGACTAGCATTGGTCGGAGCATCGTTACTAGGAATTGCAGGAGGTTTGAGTATGATGGCACTGAGTGGTTTAATGGCACTTCCAATTATTGGAGCATTAATAGGATTAGCAGCAGTAGCTCCAGCACTATCAGGATTGATGGGCGGTGGCGGAGGCGGCGAAGAAGAGGATAAGATGCAAGTAATAGCAGATAAGTTGGATCAACTAATATCGGTTGCATCTAAGGGTGGAGATATTAATATGGACGGAAGAAAGGTAGGAGAGATAGTTCGACTAGGCCTAAATACATCAAACGTAAGATAATATGAAGCCGTTTAAGACAATAAGTTTAGTAGACAGACTCAAAGCGAGTAACTACAATAACATCTCAGCAAGACCATCAGCTGAGCCGGCTCAAGGTGAAGTTAATTTAAAAAACACTATTGAAGGTAGAAGTGCTACTGAGATCGAACTCAAAGCAATTCCAGATAACCGCAGAAGAAATGAAGAAATATTAAAAGCTCTTCAAAAATCTAGACCTGCAAACGAGTTACCAACCTTAGGTAGGTTTACCACACCATCACTAACATCGTTCATATTACCAACTGCAGGAATCAAGTTTGGTCAAACAATGCAGCTTGAAGATAGACTAAAGCAGTCAGCTAAGGTTGAAAATACAGCACATCTACCTCACTTCTTTTTATCTGACACATATACGGATTATATTAAGATTAAACCAACTAGCATATTTGAACACACTAGTACTGTTGAAGTTCCTAAGTTTAGCTTTGTCGCAGATAAGGGAGGTACTACTATTGGTGCATGGCAGTTTAATTCATTACAGAATCAAGGAGTAGTAATTTCTAATGGTAATTACACTTCAATAACCAACATACAAAATCCAACACAGAACGTATTAGTAGCGCAGGGTACTTTTTTTACCAACGGACAGTTTATCTCCCAAGCTACAATTAGTCAGCCCATAACGCAAGACGCTATATTAAACGGTCAAGGAGCTGTATTCTCAAATGGAGGATATACATCCGTTACTAATTTAACCCAACCAATTACAAACCAAGAGCAGGGTGGACTAGCTCCAGTACTAGCTATATCACCGTTGGTGGTTAGATTGGCTCAGGGCTTAACTTTGGATAATGCAGGTAACTTGGTAAGTTATACAAAGCCCGCAACTCCAGTTGAATTACCTAATCCAGAAACAACGACTCCTACCTTACAGCAAACAGGTTTTAGTAGTTTGGTTTTTGAACAAGGATCGGTCACACTAGTAAATGTACAATTTAATGATACACAAGTTGATCAGGGAACTGTTCAGCTACAGACTAGCCAGTACCTAGCTAATAGAGCTAAGTCAATACTACTACCTAGAATAGAGCATGGTTCTGCGTTTTTACCAGTAACCGACTTTCAGAATAGAAACTTCTTTGGTCAAACTTTACTAAAAGCTCAAGGAGAGGATTGGTTTGCAACCAACAGATTGAACACAGTCGAGTCTCCGGCAACAAGATTACTTACGAACCAACTTAGCGACGCTCAAGCTAAAGAGTTGTTGAAAAGTACAATTACAGGTTGGAGGTATGAGAGAGCTAATAGTCGACAAGGTCTTGCACCAGAGGGGAACGTACGAGTTGTTAATCAAAGTATTCCGTCTTTATGGAATGCAGATGCAAATTCAACTAAACCAGGTGTCGTAGAGAGAAGAGTTTTAGGAGTAAAACCTAACGCAGAAAACGATCAATCTGACTTTATCACATTCCAAATAGACAAAGTATCTGGAGGAAGTATAAAGTTCAAAGCTTTAATTACCTCTTTAAGTGATAACTGGAGCCCGAGTTGGAGCGATCAAAACTATGTTGGTCGTCAAGATACATTGAAGGTTTTTAAAGGAGTAACGCGTAATGTGAGTTTATCTTTCAAAGTAGTAGCATGGAGCAATGCAACAACAATGTTTCAGAAACTAGAAAACCTTGCTAAGATCACTTCCGTAGGCTCACCTACTGGACCAGGATATGTGAAAGGTCCTTTGATTCAGCTAACAGTTGGAAAGATGTTTGATAAAGTTTATTGCGCATGTAATTCTTTGAAGTTTGACTTCAATCCAGCAGAATTTTCGTGGGATATTAAAAAACAATTACCTATGTTAGCAGATGTTTCGATGGACGTATCAATACTAACATCTAACAATGCGCAGATGTTCAACGCAGATACAAACAAATATTTCAACCACTAATATGAGATACGAAGACATACCAACCAAGCTTAGTGAGAATGGTAACAGAGTAACTCGAGCTACCTTATATCCACCCATCCCAAGAAAGGATTCTGACATATATGTGAGAACAACTCCAGGAGATCGACTAGACTTACTATCGTACAACTACTATGGTGATTCTAATAAGTGGTGGTTAATAGCAGAAGCAAATGCAGTAGGGAAGGGTAGCTTCGTACTAGAGCCAGGTACACTACTTAGAATACCACAACAATATGACGATGTACTTCAAGAGTATTTGAGATTAAACCAATAAGTTATGAGTAATCTATTTAGCAAAAAGAACGTACCAGCCAAAACAAAGGCAGAATTAGCAGCACGAGCAACCGTAAAAGGAGTAACGTGGGCTGCGCAGAGATTCCCATGGATTCGCATATCTTCGCTAAGTTCCGTATGTGGAAGTGATTATCAAATACTAGCCAGCGCTAATAAAACTATAGCGGTAACCGGAGCCTACGAGCCAGGATTGCTGAGACCAAAAGTAGTAGTTACTGGAGTGCAAGTTAAGAAGCAAGGAGAATTAGGAACAACACGAAGCTGTACAGTAGAGCTTAAAGCTTTTACAGATGCTCAACTAATAGCACTTCAAAAATGTTACTTCATTCCAGGAATGACTGTGAGAGTTCAGTGGGGTTGGTCTGTCGGTGCTACTGGTGCAAACCCTCCCGAAACAGTAAATGGTCCTCTTTCCGATTCTGCAGCTAGTTGTCAAATGCAAAAGAAAGCAGCAAGTAGTGCTATATACGATGGAATGCAGGGATTGATTACCAACTTTAACTACAAACTAAATAGTGAAAACATATGGGATTGTAGTTTTGAGATGGTGGCAGCAACTGAGGCAACCGGGGAAAGTAAGGTAGCTGTGCACAATGAAGGCTGTTCTGGGTGTGAAAGAACATTCAGCTCTGAAGATGCTAATGGAGATAGTAAAGAAGTTGTGGCTAAGAAAAATCTACTAGCTACATTCTTTTACGATGTTGATACAGACGCAAGCGATGGTGAAAGCTCCTTTGGAGACTTTAAAGCAAAGTTAGCAACTGCAATGGCTGAGGACGGTAAAACACCAGTCATCGCTGCAGGGAATTATGAAGGAGCAGATCGAGACGGTAGCGGAGGTGATGCTCAGTCTATGTTTTCGATGGGCAACTACGACACAACTGAGGGATACATTTCTTACTCTACACTAGAAGCAGCAATCAATAGATACGCGTTTCCAACATCTGGAGGAAAATTCCTTCTAGGAAAAATACAAAGTACAGACCTATTGGTAAGATCTCACCCATCACTTGAATCAGGAGACCCACGTATATGTGTAATTCCTGGATCACCACAACTTAATAGACAGTTAGGATCGAATTGGAATTGGGTAGGATCCGTTCCAGAGATATGGAATCCAGTGGAGTTTGACTTTGGAGGCATAATGCTTAATTGCGTATTCTTAACACAAGAATTAAAAGCAGTTGAGGAAGGAGATAATAAAGTACACACTTTCTTAACTAATGTTATTAAAAAGATAAGTGAAGCGTGTGGTGGATATTGGAATGATATGCTAGAGATTGTTAGCACTACAGAGGATTGTGCTAGACCAGACAAAGTACCAACAATATCTGTTATAGATTCAAGAAAGTATGAAGTTGTAGAAACCTATGCAATACCTTCTTTACCTAATAATTCTGTAGTACGTGATCTAAAACTAGACATGAAACTTACAGGAGCTATGAAAACTCAAGCTTTATACTCTAATGGTGCTAAGCAAAACTCAAAAGGAGCAAAGTGTGATACGGTTGGTTTCACCCCGTTTGGATTAGCTGGTGATGGTTCGATTAAAGTTCTTGGAAAGAAGTATGCAAAGGATCCACCACCATGTGATTGTGCAGAGACTAAACAAGCAGGGAAGTCTGAAAAGCCAACCTTTAATGAAATCTTTGATGAGATGTGGGATGTAGTGGATGGAGGAACGACTGCAGCTGCAATCCAAGCAGTAGCAGAGAAGGTAAACGGAAACGATAAAGTAGAGGAAGCTTGTGCTGGAACACCACTACCTTTTGACTTTGGGTTCACGGTAGATGGAATTGGTGGCTTTGCTTTTGGACAAGCTGTCACTTCAGACAGAATACCACCAGCTGTGGCAAAGTCTTTTGACTTTCAAATAACATCAGTGGAGCATGATATATCTGTCAACGATTGGACAACAACAGTGAGTACGGTTGCTAGGTATAAAAAATCCAGATAACTATGGCAAGTCTAAATAAAAAGAAAAATAGAGCAAGCAATATTAGTAGTTTCTCTGCACGAAGAAAGACACTAACACACCTTTACACTAAGGGTGGTGAGTTTAGTTTAGATGGTGAAGAGTATGTGGGTGAGTATCATATAGAAGGAATCGCAGCGTTCACTGGACCAGCTCCCCTAAACGCTGGCGATGATGTTAATCAAACTGGAGATCCTGACATTATCAATCCAAAGCTTATAATTGTAGCTCCAAAGAATACCGAAAGTAGAAAGAGACTCAGAAGAATATATCTAGAAAAATATCAATACGATTACGAAAGGATAAAATCATTTGATATAGCAGTGTTGAGTTTCGTAGATCCAGTTCCTTACATATATGAGCCAACAGATGCCGCTTATGAGGTGGGTCAGGACAGTCGATACTTTGTGCAGAAGAGAGGTGATGATTCTAGCTATGCGATAGAGATAAACAACTCACAGTGGGAGTTACTAGGCTTGTTTGGTGGTATAGATGATGGTCTTTACTCCTTTGTAAGTGTTACTTGGAGACTGGTTGGATCCTACGATGTCCTTGCACAACAAAACGAACTAGCACTATATAAAGCTCAGAAGGTAGTTCCAAGCATCTTATACTCAGTAAAAAGCTTTACTGAATTTGCTCGCTTCACAAGATTTTGATTATTGGAATTTAATTAGTATATTGTATGCATGATAATAGACAACAAGCAGCAATTAGAATCTCTATACGATAGAACCTTCTTCGTATATCCTGTACTGCAGGATAATAGGAGACACAGAGTTGAGAGTGATATTATCGCTGTTATCCTAATCGACACTAAGACAAAGCAAACATACTCAGTTTGTAAGAGTCACCCAGACGCAATATTCAAAGTAGGTGATTTTAACTTCCTACACCGGTGCAAAGTTTATAGCTACGATACTATCATATTCAAGTACGCAGGTTATGAAACCGATAGCTTTATAGATGTGCAACTTCAATACTATCTTCAGACAAACAAAAGTTGCAACTTTGAGACCCCTTCCATTATAAACCACTATGCACGATACCTATCCGATTGTGGTGTACTAGGATCTTTAGTTAGTTTACAAAAACACGAGAGCATTGCCTACGAGTTATTCAGCAAGGTCTTTATAGAAGAAAAGCAACCTGGTTTACCATTCTATCAGCAAAGGCTTGTAAGTTCTTTCTATATGATCGAAAAGAATGGAATCCAAATTGATAGTTCTATTTTTGATGAAAGATTTGGAAAGAGTTTTTCAAAGGTAGGAGATAAAAGCTACACCCAGTACAACTACTACACAACAACTGGACGTCCGAGTAATAGGTTTGATGGAATTAACTTTGCTGCCTTGAATAAGGAAGACGGTACAAGGGATTGTTTCGTTAGTAGGTTTGAGGATGGTAGCTTGGTGGAGATTGATTTTAACGCATACCACCCACGATTGATTGCATCACTAGTTGGGTATGACTTCGGGACTGACGATGTGTACGAGCATTTAGCTAAACATTACAACAATACAGATAATCCAACTAAGACACAGATCGCTTCAGCCAAGGAAGCTACCTTCAGACAAATATATGGTGGGATCAGCAAACAATACCTTCACGTTCCATTCTTCCAAGCGGCAAGTAATCTAGCTAGGCAGCTATGGGTGTATGGCAACGAGCATGGTTATATAGAGAGTCCAATATCGGGTAGGAGACTAATACTTGCTAATTACCAAGACATAAGCGAGTACACATTATTCAACTATTTTATTCAGATGTATGAGACTGAGTTTAATGTGTTAATGCTTCAACCAATTCTTCTAGGATTAATAGGAATAAAAACAAAACCAGTACTATACACATATGATAGTATCTTATTTGACGTTCCTTTGTCAGAACTAGACTATTTATTAGGGACGGTTATACCAAAAGCTATTGATGTTACAAAGTTTCCTATCAAGACAAAGTTAGGGTCTAGTCTAGCTAACTTAGCCGTTTATTAAATTACATACTATTTATATGTAAAGGCATACACTATGAAGAAGACGTCTATAAAAGATTACATACGACAAGAGATAGAAGTTATTCTGCGAGAAAACAAAATTAAGTTTAAACGTAGAAGCTCTATCGAAGAAGCTGAATCCGCAGCTAATGCTCAAGATGATCAGAAGATAGCTCAACTAGCTGCACAAAAGGCTGACAAAGAAAAGCAAAAAGCAGGGATGGATGGTGAGATTGCAAAACTGAAGCAACAAATAGACGCGATCGAGAAGAAATAATGAGACCACAATTACTATGCACATTCACTTACATTGATAAGTTACCCTACTGTATTGGTGAGATATACAAAACCTACACAGTAGAAGCTGTTTCCAATGTTAAATGTTACTCTTACTTGGAGGAGCCTAACAACGTTGTGTGCATATATAACGTTGAAGGAAGTACCAAGAGAATGAAGGATACGATTTCAATCAACAGAAAAAAAGAAACAAACTCACTTTACAGCATTAATGCTCTTAATTCATTAATCCGAAGCTTGAACGGTGGGGTACTAGATAAAACATATAGAATAGACTGGACACACTACCAGGACATGCTTTTGCTGTCAGACAGTGAGTATAATTGCAGAGCAATAAAAATAGAAGAGCTTTCACGTTAAGTGTTGCTAAAAGAGAAAAAAAGTAGTATAGTTAAGTAAGGCCAGTAAATAAGAGGAAAGGTTCCTCAAGTAAGGTCAGTAATAAACAAATAAATAAATAAACAGTATGGCTATTAATTTAGACGCAATCAGATCAAAGTTGCAACAAATGCAACAATCAACAGGAGGTGGAACCAAGTCAAGTGACTTCATGTGGAAACCACCAGTAGGAAAATCTCAAGTACGTTTAGTACCCTACGCATTCGACAAAAACAATCCTTTCTTGGAATTGTACTTTCATTACGAAATTGGAAAACGCACAATGATATCTCCGATGTCTTTTGGCCGTCCTGATCCAGTAGTTGAGTTTGCAGAGAAATTGAAAAAATCTGGAGACAAAGACGATTGGAAACTAGGAAGAAAAATCGAACCTAAGTTCCGTGTATATGCTCCAGTAATCGTTCGTGGTGCTGAGCATGAGGGAGTTAAGTTTTGGTCTTTTGGTAAACAAATCTACACAGAGTTGTTATCTGTAATTGCAGATCCTGACTATGGTGATATCACAGACTTAATGAACGGTCGTGACGTAACTGTAGAGCATATCGCAGCAGAGAAAGAAGGAGCGTTCCCATCATTCACAGTACGTGTTAAACCTAACACTACACCAGCTACATCTGAAAAAGAAGTTGCTGAGATGATCGTATCGAACCAAAAACAAATCACTGAGTTGTTCACAGAACCAACTTATGATGAAATGACAGAAGTATTAGCTAAGTGGTTAGATCCATCTGCAGATGCTGACGCTCAAGGTACAAAGCCAGCAGCTAAGCCTATCTCAGGAGCAACTACAGCTACAAGTACTGACGATATTTCATCAGCATTCGATTCATTATTTAATTCATAAAAAGTATGGCAAAGTCTACGAAGACACCTGATGAAATATCGGGAAGGGACGAATTGGCTTCTGAATTAGCAGATAGCCTAAACAAAAAGTTTAAGGACTTCAAGGCGGCGCATTTCTTGACAGGAGAAGAGGATACTCCAACAGATTTAACAGAGTGGGTCGGTACCGGCTCCTCTCTGTTAGACTTGGCAATCTCAAACAGACCTGATGGTGGATTTCCAGTAGGTAGAATAGTAGAGTTGCAGGGAATGGAGGCATCAGGAAAGAGTTTGATTGTAGCTCACTCGTTGGCAAACACTCAGAAGAAAGGTGGACTTGCAGTCTACATCGACACAGAGAATGCTTTAAGTGAGGAGTTCTTGATAGCCGTAGGAGTTGATGTAAAGAATATGCTCTATGTTCCACTAGAAACTATCGAGGACGCATTCGATGCTGTGGAGAGTATAATTGAAACAGTTCGTAAGAGCTCCAAAGATAGACTTGTTACGATAGCATTGGATTCGGTTTCAGCAGCTACTACAAAAGTAGAGCAGGATGCTGACTATGAGAAGGATGGTTGGGCAACTACAAAAGCTATCTTGATGTCAAAAGCAATGCGTAAGATTACAAACATTATTGCAAAACAAAGAGTACTGTTAATCTGTACATCACAGTTGCGTGAGAAGATGGGAGTAATGTTCGGAGATAAGTGGACGACGTCTGGAGGTAAAGCTTTAGGTTTTCATGCAAGTTGTCGAATTAGGTTAAAAGGAGTTGGTAAGTTAAAAAGTGGATCAGGTAAGACTGAACAGATTATTGGAGTTCAAACAGAAGCTCAGGTAATCAAGAATCGTATGGGTCCTCCATTTAAGAAAGCAACTTTTGATATCTACTTTAACTCAGGCATTGATGACTACAACAGCTGGTTGACGATGATGAAAGATCATGGGATAATCAAAGGATCAGGAGCTTGGTATACCCTAGTCAATGAGGAAACTGGAGAAGAGGTTAAATTCCAATCCAAAGACTGGCGAGGAATGCTAGACACAGATCCAGAGTTAAAACAATATTGTTACAATAAAGTCTGTGACATCTACGTTATGAAATACAAAGATCAAAATATGATTGATCCGGATGAGGTTTCAGTAGATGAAGGAGAGTTAGAAGATTAAGTCTATGAACAAAAAGTATCAAGCATACTTTAATGAAATTAAACTTAAAGGTGAAGGGACAGTCAACAGTGATACAAAGAATTCTCGAGTATTAATTGTTGACGGTCTCAACACATTCATTAGAGCATATGCCGCAAGCCCAACAACAAATGCAAATGGTGAACACATAGGAGGTTTATCAGGATGTCTCTTGAGTATAGGACACGCTATCAAAGCTATCAACCCAACACGAGTAATTATCGTGTTTGATGGTAAAGATGGTTCTGCAAAACGAAAGGCTCTTTATCCAGAGTACAAGGCCAACCGAAAGTTCAAGATTAGATTGAACAGAGCTGCTACTGT